GCCCCACGTTAGCTATATAAGTATACAGGCTTACGTCGTGTTAGCTTTGAACTGGGCCCTCCGCTTGAGGGGAGGAGGCTGGACCTTTTAACGTGCAGAATCACCACCGGACACGGGCGAGTTTAAAGGGGCGCCAACCGAAAGCAGTTTAACGTCATGCTGAGGACGGTTTTACACTAAATGAAGAGTTCATGGCCACGTCCGGTGTGCCAGACGAGCTCACGAAACTCAAAATCAACGTCCAGCTTAGTGTAACGAGCTGGGATACCAAACTCCAACCAGTCGAGATATTCATCTTCGAAATCGCACTGCTGGCGCGGGGAAATCCCCGAGCGGGCAGCGAACGCAGCGCGGGCGGCTGGCGAGGCCCGGACGACCGGCGCGGCGCTCTTAAGCAAGGCATCGATGAACTCAAAGGGTTTGTCGTTAAAATAAGAGAGCAGGTTGAACCGCATCTCTGCCTTGCGAAGATTTCTGGTTAATACTCTATTGACCCGTCCGGGCTCAATCTCGGACAAAAGTCTGTTGCGAACCACCTGCGCGAACACGCCGATGATCGGCGTGTCGCGGTCAGTGTGTGCGTAGGAAAACGCCTTCGCCAACATGAGTACTTTGGTATCACCGGGTGTGATGGAAGTGTGGATCTTAGCCAAAGTACGGTAGGGGTCAGCGTAACTGCAAACGATGCCCCCATCCTCGTACAGGTAACGACCACAAAAGCTAAGTTGTTCAAAACTATTGACGAAGGTCAATTTTATACTCAAACCTAACAGTGAGATGTAGGTGAGATTGACCTCGATCTGGTCGCGCCACTCCGATCTGTACCCGATAAGTATGTCATCGCCCTCATGGAACGTCCACCAATCGTCGGCCGGAATGTGCCTGAAGCACATCCAGACGGCGAACCGGCAGACTCCAGCGTTAAAAGTGGACGTGTGGTTATCACCGGACCGTCTCTGTCCGTGAATGACATACTTCACGCCCAGGTCGTTGACACCATGGGACGTGAGACAAAACTCCAACCACTCAACAAATAGGTCACAATCCACATGTTCCGAGTATGCATGTCTCATGTGCCCCACTTCCACGACGCGTTGCAGCATCTCGTCTATAGACTTGTCCAAACGGTCAAAGTCTATATCTGCATACGCGTCGAACTCCAACAGTCGATTAAGTTTTTGATCCCGCTGCTCGGGGTTTAACCCCTTCACCATGTACGGGCACTCGTGCGCCGCCCTGTCCATCGCGGCTATCACGGGCCCGAGCAGGACCATTAGGCCCAGATCCGGTGGGGAAATATTCCTTGGATCGGTATTTCTTATAGTGGTTTCGACTTTGATGAAATTCTTCACGAGGTGCACCCGCGTGATATCGACGCCCAGCTGCTCGTACTCTGTCCGGGCTGTTCTGAGTATGCCTGCCTGGCCGCGTGGGTACCTCGATACCCATTCCTCGAACGGCATCGGCTGCAGCCCCGTCATCCACGCGAGGTTTTCTGCTTCCTGTACCAGGTACCATTGCCAGAGCCAGTGGAGGGGGGTCGACGCCGGCGGGAAAACCGACGATCGCACCTCGAGCACGCTGAGCCGCGGCGTTGCGTAACGTCGCGACCTGTCTGACTGCCCAAACGAACTCGTTGAGATCTCTGATAGGTTTAGATCTTTGACCTGGTCCACGTCGCACCCCGTCGGCGTACATAGCGTATGCTG